AAAGATCGAGTTGCAACCGTCAATGCGTTACTACAGAACGGCAAAGGGGAAAGACGTTTGGCGATTCATGCCAGTTGCTCTCGTTTAATAGAATGCCTTGAGTTGCAGAGTTACGATGAAAAGACAGGAGATCCAGATAAACAGAATGGATATGATCATATGAATGATGCTTTAGGGTATTTAATTTATCGTGAATTTAATTTGCTTTATGGTAGGGCAGGCAAGCGAACTGGTATTAGAATATATTAAAAGTAATGGTACTATGAGGAAAAACCGTGTATAGCTCTCTGAATATTTACAATCAGCCTGTAACACTAGCTCCTACAACGGTTGCAAGTCCTAATGCTGCCTATCAGAGAATGGCAAATTTTTGGGGTCTAGTTGAAGATTTAAAAGAGGGAACATACAAAATCCGTAGTGAACATAGAAAATATTTAAACCAAGAACCAAGAGAAACTGACGATGCCTATGACACAAGGTTGGCAAGATCAACAGTAGTGCCATATTTGCAGCGTATTGAAAAGATGTTATCAGGTATGTTGGTCAGAAAACCTATTCGTTTGGATGATGTTTCAGACCTTGTTCGTGAGCAGCTATTTGATGTAGACCTTGAGGGTAATGATCTTAATGTCTGGTTATATCAAACAGCTAGGATTGCAATTTCTTTTGGTCATGTTGGTGTTCTTGTTGATGCTCCAAAAGATGGAGAGAAGGCTAGACCTTATTGGGTAACATATGCGCCAAAAGATATTCTTGGATGGAGAACAGAAATTGTTGATGGTGTAAGAAAACTAACCCAACTGCGATTGATGGAACAGGTGGTTGAGTCTGATGGAAAGTATGGAGAAAAGATTGTAAAACAAATTAGAGTCCTTGAGCCTGGTAGATATGAAATCCATAGAAAAAATAAAAAGGGCGAATATAAATTACATGATGAAGGAGAGATGAGCATAAAGGATAAGATTCCTTTTTCTGTTGCATATTCAAACAGAGTGGGAATGTATGAATCACGCAGTCCTTTGTATGACATAGCAGAATTGAACCTCAAGCATTACCAGATACAAAGTGACCTTGATAATATTCTGCATATCAGTTCTGTTCCATTGCTTGCAGTTTTTGGCTATCCAAATGCAGATGAAATAACAACAGGCCCTAATGAAGCATTATCATTACCACCTGAATCAAGGATGGAATATGTCAGCCCATCGGGTGATAGTTATGATAGTCAGTTCACAAGGCTCAAAGATATTGCAGATCAGATCAATACATTGTCATTAGCTGCGGTGCTTGGTCAAAAGCTAGTCGGTGAGTCAGCGGAAGCCAAGAGAATAGACCGTTCACAGAATGACAGCACAATGATGGTCATTGCCCAGCAGATGCAAGATTTGATTGATAACTGCCTCAAGTTTCATAGTGAATATCTTAATGAACCAAATGCAGGTAGCAGTTTTGTTAATAGAGATTTTGTTACTGCAAGACTAGAACCACAAGAGATACAATCATTGTTGGCATTATTTACTGCTGGTACTATCAGCCAGGAAACATTACTTACACAGTTGAGCAGTGGTGAGATTCTTGGTGATGATTTTGATGTGGAGGAAGAAGTTGAGGCAACACAATCAGGTGGTTTGATTGAAATGGAAGCTCCAACCCAAACAGATGAATCATAATAAATGGCAGTTCCAGAGGCTTTCTACCGTGAAGCGATTGATCTGAACAGATATAGCAATAAGGTTCAATTTCAAATTGCTAGTCAGTTTAATGAGGTAATTTTAGATGTATTACGAAAGATAAGAGATCTTGAGGGTAATAGCCCAACTACAACTGCAAGACTGCGATCAATATTGGCACAAATGGTTGATAGTTTGAAAGGTTGGGAGAATGAAAGTGCAGTTTATATGATTGATGAACTTCAAAATTTGGCAGAGTTCCAAGTTGGTTTTGTACAAGATCAATTACAAAGAGTTTTACCAAAAGGAGAGTTCCAGGTAAACACAGTTGCTGTCTCACCTGAGTTTGCAAAATCTATTGTCACGAGAGATCCGACTGCTTTAACTATTCGATTAAGAGACAAAGACGGTGTCTTTAGATCTGCTCAGTTTGCATTGACGGCAAAAAGAGGATCAGAAATATCGTTACCAAATGGCAAAAATGTAAAAAAATCATTTAGAGGTATTGCGGAAGATTCTGCTTCAAGATTGTCAAGAGCAATAAGACTTGGTGTCTTAGAAGGTGAGTCTTTACCAAAGATCGTAAGAAGACTTAAAGGGCCAAACCTTAGATTCAACGCTAAACCACAAAATGCAATTGCATTGAACTCTGCCTTAAAAAATTCTGAGGGGATGCTTTTATCAAACAAACAAATCCAGACTGTTGTAAGAACAACTGTTAATCAGGTACAAAATGCAGCAAGTCAGGCGGTGTATGCAGCAAATAAAGATATAACAGGCAGATATCAATATGTCGCAACACTTGATGCAAGGACAAGTTCTATATGTCAAAGATTAGATGGTCAACTGTTTAGATATGATCAAGGACCTGTTCCTCCACAACATTTTAACTGCCGATCAACTACTGTTCCTGTTATTGATGATGATGATTTGGCAAGAGCTTTCCCCAACACAAGACCAAGCGCAACAGGTCGTGTTCCCCAAGATACAAACTATGCAACATGGTTGAAGGATAACCCTGATTTACAGGACAAAGTGTTGGGTAAAAAGAAAAGATATTTTAATTATTTAATGAGTCCTAAAAGAGGTAATAAACAACTAAACGCTACAAATGCCCTAAAAAAAATTATCCGTGAGGATGGAACAGAGCTAACATTAAAGGAGTTAGCTGATAAATACAAAGATGCCAATTAAAAAAGGGAAGTCACAAAAGACAATAACAGGCAATATTAGAATGTTGATGAGAGAAGGCAAATCAAGATCCCAGGCAATTGCTATTGCATTATCTACAGCAGGTAAAAAGAAAACAGCTAAGAAACGTAAAAGGAAGTAATATAGAGACAGCTACTTTTATTGTCATGCCTTCACATTATGGATCAATGAAACCAAAAGGAAAGAAGAAAAAAAAGAAGGGAGGTAAAAAATAATGGGATATACATTTAAAGTCCAGACTTATGATGAGTCAAAGCCAAAGGCTGAGGTCAAACCAAAAACAACTAAGAAAAAAACTAAAAAGTGACTAGAAAAAGAAGGCGAGTTCCAAAAGACAAAAAGACAGGTGTTCCAAAAAAATATCTGTCTGGTTCAAAAGATAGAGCAGCGAAAGCTGCTGAGATCAAGAGAACTGCTGAAGCCTACAGAAAAGGAGAGTTTATTGATATAAAGGCTGTATCTAAATCACGCACCAAACAAAATGTCTCAGGCAAAAAGAAGAAAACCACTAAGCGAAAGCGTAAAAGCTAGTCTTAAGAAAAAGGCAGAAGGCACTCGCTTTTTTTATGGTG